GATATTTTCCAGTACCTTACGTTTTCTTTTACCTTTTTTTGATAGCTTTTACTTACATTATAAATTTTATCACCTCCTATACCTCTATAAAGTCAACAGTTAGGTTCCACCTTAGGTTACCTTCGTCATAAACCGGGAGTTCCATATTACGATCTCCTCTGTACATTGTTGCAGTAGTAGGCCCCCTAGACGTCGGGAAGGCCACCTGGAATGGTGGTCTTCTTATAGCGTCTTTTATTTTATTCAGTTCCTCATCCGTGAGCATTTTCCATTCTCCAGTAAATTTGTTTATATCCAATCTGACTACTTCAAAGTGCATATACCCCAGCTGGTCTCTGCCGGTATCGTCTGTATACAGATCCATTTCAGACGACTTAAAAGATACAGCAGGGGGCATTGTTATTCCTCTGATTGCTATGATTGTCATGCTATACCCCCTATACCGTAACTGCGGTTGTACCATTGATCCGGCTTTGCCGGTTAATATTTTTGATAGTCTTTTTTATTGTTGCGTCTGAGAACTTTATGGTTAAGTCAATCGGCCGATCGTTGTTTCTCGTGCCGCCTAATGCTTCGGCCATTTTTAAGGCAAGCTTTTCAATCTCTTTGCTGTTCTCGAGCGGTACAACGGCTTCTTTCCCTTTTTCGCCTACCATCGCAAGCGTAGGCTGGTCTATAATGCCGCCTTTCGCCAGCATCGGTATTTTGGGGATATTAAAACCCAGCGATTTACCGCCCAAACCCGGAACCCAGTCAGGTACATCAACATTTATTTTGTTCAAACCGCCTATCATAAAGTTAAGGGCTTTAATAACACCGTTGACCATGCTCTTAAAAAATCCACCGATATCGTCGGTTATACCATCGATGAATTCCCCCATTTCACCGAAAGCATCTATAACTCCGTCTTTTACATCTTTAAAAGGGCCAAGTACCTTGTCAACTAATCTCGAGATGCCATTAAACAATCCATCCATCAGGTAGCCGCCCATATCATCCATAACCTTCGATGGAGAGTTGATGTCAAATGCACCTTTAAAGCCGTCAATAAAAGGCTGAAATATATTATCTTTTATCCACTGGCCAACGTTTTTGAGAGCGTCTCCAATACCTTTGAGCAGTCCTTGTATTGTAAAATCTCCATCATCATAAGCGACATCTTGCCACCAGTCAACAACATCCTGCCATGCGTCGTCAATTATCCCCCAGATAAATTCGCCGAGCCCGGCAAGGGCTGCCCCCAATCCTTCCATCAGCAGGGATATTATACCGCCATAGTCGATATTTTCGAGTATATTCGCAAGACTTTTCCCAATTTCAAACCAATCTGTCTCCATTATAAAAGTATTTATAGCCTTTAATATCCCTTTAACGCCATTGCTCAATGTTTCTCCGGCTTTTGTCCAATCTATTTCATCAAACCATCCGTTTACGCCGTCTGACAGTCGGGTTCCCAATTCACTCCAGTCAAAATTAGACACAAAATCATGTATAAAATCAACGAGCGCATTCCACTTTGAGGCGAACGATCTGCCGATCATGTTCATATCTAACCCGTAAACTATGGTGTTCAGGCCGTCTGCAAGCTTAGCCCCAAACGCACCCCAATCTGTATTTACAAAAAAGCTATATATCACTTCCCTGATTCCGTTTAAGCTTTTATAGATTGCTCTTCCGGATAGCTGCGGATCCCAGTAGTGTATGGCCGAGTCCAAACCATCTGACAAACTTTTCCCAAGCCCGCTCCAGTTCAAGGTATCAGCAAAGGATTCCGCAAATGTCGCAACCGTATTTATGCCTTCGCTGAGTGTCCGACCTAGCTGATGCCATAATTCTGGTGTATCAATACCGCCATTAATAAACAAAGCAATATTTCTTCCAGCTTTGGCAGCGTGCTCTTTTATTCTGCCCCAGTCGATACTAGCAAGCCCTCTAGCCATCCATTCCGCAACTGATTTACCTATAGCATATGGATCCCCCAACATGCCATCAAAGAGTTCTGCACCACTAGGTAACTGCGCGAACAGTCCCGATCCCGCGCCACTGCCCCCGGGTGAAGGAATATCTGGTGTATCGCCTGCCCCTTCATCTTTTCCAAGGCTTAGCTGATTGATTTCATCAAATGGGGCTAATGCTCGTTTGGCTTCCTCCCCTGCTTTTTTAGCCTGCTTGCCAGCCTTCTTAGCTTTCTTACCGGTCTTTTCGGCAGCACCCCCTATTCCTCCTATGCTTTTCACGGCATTGTTTAGGCTCTTTGCCCCCGCAAAGCTTTGCTTATAGGTCTTACCAAACAAGGCGCTTATAGCGCTTGCTATAAACGTCGTAGCCCTTGCCACTGCACTCATAAGGGCGTTCAGTGCCGGCAGAATTGCTTCGTATATTGGTTGAAATGCCACCAGCAAATTGGTCTTGATCATATTAAGGGATGATGTAAATTGACTATTTGTCTTAAGTGCTGACCACATATAAGACATCATGCTTTTTAAGCCCTTAATGACCATACCATACACAAAAATATTTCTAACAATGGTTCGAGACATCCTGTTAAAAGCGTTACTCAGCCCGGAAACAGAACCGCTTGCAGAATTTGAACCCCGCGATATATTGAACAGTGAGCCTACCATCTTTTTAGCTACGTTTCCTGCAGTTCCAAACACCTTGCCCATTATTTTGCCTACGCCGCCAAACATCTTTCCAACGCCGCCAAACACTTTTCCAAGGCCGCTGAAACTAAATTTTGCCTTCTTTGCAGCTCCGTCCGTATCGGACAAGGCATCACTTAGCCTGCTGCTTTTGTCTCGTAATGGATCCAGCTTTGCTTCAAGTTTTGCGGCTTCTCCGGATAGCTTTTGATATTCTGTATCCTGCCCTAGCAGAGTACTCATGGATTCGCTTTTTGACATCCCGCCTATAGCCGGAAAGCCCGAGTATTTAGAAGATATTGAGTCCATCTTTGCATCAAGTTTGCCTAATTCGGAATTTATTTCTCGTATCTTTTCCTGTGTTTTATCGTATTGTGAATTCATCTTTCCTGCGCTCTGTGATACTCGCTCGTTTGAGCTTGCGCCTGCATCTCCAAACGACTTAACACCACTACTTGCCTTGCTTATAGAGTTGCTTATAAAGCTGCCAAAGCTCTTCGATATACCATTCAGTGAACGTTTAAGCCCGCTACCTAGGTTCAATCTGCTCATTGACTTTTCCATTCCGGAAGTAAAGTCTGCATTGCTAAAAGCCTTTTTGAGCCCTGTTATCTCTCTCTGCACCGCACTATTTGGTATCTTCAAATCCAGCTCTATTGTTCCTACAGCGGTTCCATCTGGCATTGTTTCACCACCTTTTTGGGCATAATAAAAGCACCCACCAAAAAGCAGATGCTTAAATGCCTGTTTATTTTAAATATACTTATTTATTATTTCTTGTATTTTCTTTGGGCGCCCCATCCAGCTATAAACGACAGGAATACCATCTGCGGTTGAAATACGTACTTTCCCATAGCCAAGTATTCTTCCAAACAAAGTTCGGTCTACTATCACACTTTGAACCTTGCTAATCGGGCTATTCTGTGTAGTCCTGTGCAATATCCCTGTTTGCCCATATACTCTGTCTTTAGTTACTGTAATCTTAGTTGTTAGTATGGTCAGGATCTGTATTGGAAACGTAATGAACCCCACAAAAACGACCATTAGCAGCACATGCGGGATCAATGTAAGCCAGCTTGGTCTAAAAATATACTTTTCTTCCAACTCCGTCAGTCCCCTTTTTGCTTTAATGATATCCAAATATGGCAGAAAAGTCAATCATTTTTGGAAAAAGCAGCCTTAAAAGCCATCTGTATATTCCTTACCTGCCTTCTGGCTTCATCTTCATCCATACTACTGATGCGCCTATTTTGCCATTCTCGCCTGATCCTATGCTGTTCCTTCGTAAAGCCCTTTAATATCTCCTTGTCAGTCTCCGATCTGATACTAACCACTTGCCCCAGCGGGGTATCAGCCATCAGGCCGGCCAGGAGAGTGCTAAACTCGTCCCAGCTCATATCGGGCTCATTTCGCAAGCGTATTCCATACTGCTTATTAAAGGATGCCTCTATCAAGCCCCAGTCATAATACAGGTCATACCACTTTTCTGTTTTAATTTTTTGCCTGTTCGCGAAACCGTTTTTCCGCTACTTCGTACTCCTCTCCTGCTACGGCGGCCATAATTGCTATCATGATTGACTGATATGCTACCATAGACAGTTCCATCTTATTGATTTCTTCTGCGGCTTTCTTTCCCAGCACCATTTCGATTAATTTGTCAATAACATTTATGTCGGATATATCTTCGGCCTTAACCGTCTGTTGGAATTTAAGAATAGTGTTTTTTCTATCATCTACCTCATAGATCTTATCTTTTGCAAGCTTTAAAACAGGTCTTTCATTTGTCAACTTCGCAGATATATCAATTGTTTTACTCATGTTCACCCTCCATAAATAAAGCGCAGGGGTTTCCCCCTACGCCTCTAATGCCGTTACTCTTGCTTCTAACGCATCCCATTCTGCTTGTGTAGGTGCACCGTCCTTACCAGCCGGGCCGGTTGCTCCCGTTGCTCCTTTTGCTCCGGTATCTCCTTTATCTCCCTTATCGCCTTTAGGCCCGGGCGTTCCGCCGCCAGACTTGCGGATCAGATATGCCACATCTCCGGCTTTGGTTGCTTCTGCCACGTAACCTACACCAGCACCGTCAGATGGTACTATTGTTCCACCTTCTCCAACTTCGACAAAGCTTCCTGCAGATATGTCCGCGCCTGCTTCTATGTCCCATATAGGATTGTCTTTTATTGTAAGTGTTACTTCTTCGTTTGCCTTCAGATCTTCAGCGGATCTAAAATCAGGGCTGCCTCCAGGCTTTGTAGTTCCAACCTTGGGTACACCGTTGCCGCCTACCAATGACAAAAGTCTGTTTTTGCTGACATCTTCTGTTATTAGTACGGTAAAAGTATTCACCCTTCAACCCCACCTCCTGTGCCTTCTGTGTATTCTGGTTTACCGTCTGACTGCAATTCCAGTTCCAACCCTGAAACATTCGTAGAATCTCCACCAAAAGGCGTTGTTACGTTTACGATGCAGTCAAAACTTAATTTATCCCCGTCAGGGAAAACGATCTCGGCCTTGGAGGAACAGTCAAGCCCGCTCTTCCATGCCAACTTTGCGACATAGTCATTGCCAGGATCGCCTACGTTACGTTTACCACTGAGGGATATAGTAAACCCCTTGCCGGTCATTAAGCGCCTAATCCAGCCTTTTGTGTCCATGGGAGTCCATTCCTCAACGTTGCCATCAATAGAAGGCGAAAATGTTTCCATATCCTTAATGACGGCCATATCTGTATCGCTGGCGCTTGCTCTGCCATTTGTCCCGATTTTGAATTCAATATCAAATACGGGATACACACCTGAATTTGTCGTAGCCATTTCATTACCTACCTTTCAATAATCATTTCAAAGTCAATCACATATTCGAAAACCCCTGAATCATCTACCCCTAGATAGACAGGCTCAGGATCTCTCATGTTAATTTGTATTACTCGCGTATATGTTGGTACTTCGCGTACATCAGGTATCACTGTTTCTTTATCCCGACTATATGGGGCTAACACTCTATCGGGAAGTATCTCAGGCTTTCCCTCTATCATCACATTGGTTAAGCCGTACAGGGCATCATATACCTCCATAGCCTTAATCTCGCTATCCTCTACGTTCTTGTTCCAGTGGACGAGTACCCGTATCCCCTTGCCTCTATACGAGCTATACCCTCCAACGGCTGTAGGGTTAATGTAAGCCATGCCGTTGTATATAACTATAGACTCTTCCCCGGTGCCTCTCAGGCCTCCTGTACACCAGTTAGGGCAGTCAACCTTAGTCTTAAGCCAGTTTTTAAAATCCGTTATAGTCATCACTTGATCACCCCGCCTGATTGTTGCTTTAAAAACTTGCCATAGGTTTCGGCAAGCCAATCTTTTTTAGGCCCATGCTGGAAAGAGTCTGCCCAGCGGCCCTGCGCATTCGGATTCTTATCCTTCCGAAAGTTATACTCCGGATGATAATACAGTCTCCGGGCATATGGCGTATTCCAGCTGATATGTGCCGTGTTTCCTTCTGATCCTACCGACGCGGATTCTTCCAGGTTGCCTGTCTCCTTAGGTACCACCTTCATATTGCTGATCTCTGTTTTCGTTGCCTCTGCAGTCAACGGGAGTGACTTTATAGCAGCTTCTTCTAATTTCTTTATTGCAATCGGATTCAGCTTAACATTTACCTTCATTACATCAGATCCAATTCGGTCGAATAGATGGTTCCGTCAGGATTTCTAGGCTTGCTGCTCTTGTAGATGGTCCTTCTCACGCCATCCAGTTCGACATAGCCCTTTATTAATTCGGGATAGATGTCCCCCTTGAACAAAGCCTTACCAGATAGATTTACAACCTGCCTTTGCTCATTCAAGGTAGTTCTGGATCTCTCGCTAAAGTTACACTTGCCATCAAAGATTAATTCTTCTGTCACCCCATCTTCACCCGGAATCTCTGCGTAGACTTTTATCGGTGTATTCAAGCACCATGTAGGGAAAGGAAGCTTCATATCAAATCCTCCTTGTAGACAGGCCTGTTCGGGACAGACAATCAATCGTCTTCTTATCAGCGACCGTACCGCCTGCTCCCTGATTGTCTTTGGCGAAGTTTAGAGATACGTCCCCAATGCTGAAGCCATTGAGAGGCGCACTCAGGTAGTCCCCGTAGTTGCTTACAAAGTCAGCCTGATAACATACGGCCTTCTTGATCATCTCCTGCTGATACTCAGTAAGGTTGTCAAATCCCCTGTGCCTGATCCTGCCATATGTTAATCTATCCACCTGATCGGACGCTTCTTCTAACAACTTCTCAGCCGTCTCTTCGTCCAGTTCTCCCTTGTAAGTGCCTTTGTAGTAATCATAGTCCGCGTACATAGCTTTCACCCCCTGCAAAGAAGAAGGGGCTATTTGCTCCCCTTCTTCTTCAGCTTAGCCTTCAGTTCTTCGTTCTCTGCCTTTAACTTCTTAATCTCTCGATCTTCCTTTGTTTCTACCTTTTCGAATATAAGACTGTTGTTTTTCACATCAGCCATCTTATATCCCAAGTCAATAAAATGCTGCTTATCGGCAGCATCTATCGTATAGATCTTATTAGCTTTTACCGCATACATGTTATCCCTCCACACCGCCGGCCTCAACATTCATGGCAATAGCGTCTTTCTTCGCGCCTATCACAAACAAATCGGTATACAGCCTATTCTGATATAGGTACCCAAACGCACTATCAGGAGTCTCACCCTTGTTCCACAGATAGACATCAGCCACCTTTACGGGTGCTAAAATCGCAGTGGGATGATACAGGATCATGTTAATCTGCTTTGCACCTAATCCGGGCTTAAACCCTTCTGCAAAGTCATACAGGGTTTTCATCCGGTCGCTCGGAACGGTTGCAATAGTAACTTCATCAAGGGATCTCACGTTTCGATTAATCCCTGCGGGCCCACCAGCTACATTAATTACCCTTTGCAGCTTCTCCGCATTTTTGAGCATGGTGTAAACATGGGGAGTTACCTTCAGCATCCTTCCAGACTGGGGCACAGCCGCTTCATCCATGGCTTCCATCATCTGGTCAAACACGGTCAGGATATTGCCTTCTGACAGACTTTCGTTATTAACGGCCCCGCCCTTCGCCACAAAATCAGCGTACAGCTTGGAATATCTGTATACATCCAACTCTGGAATTGCCTGCTCCTGATTAAAACTTGATGTAATATTGGCTGCGCTCAGCACCTGGTTGGTCTCATCTACGTCCATCTCGTCAACAAAAAACTCAATGTCACGATCATGAGTCAGCGTATGTGCTTCAAATGTGTTTCCTACAGTTCCGCGGTTCTTGGTTCCGTTCCTTGCATGATCCTTATACCCCGTTAATATTACGGTTGGAATTTTGATAGTTTGTGCATCGATAAAGCTATAGCTTCTGTTGGTTGCCATGTCAGCAGATGTCAGTTCCCGCTGAAACTGCTGTTGGATCTGTCTTTCAAATCTTTCCGCATAGTTAATTGCCATTTAATTATCCCCTCTTATTTTTTGGTATTTCCGAAAGCCTCCGCAATGGCATCATCCATTACCTGAGGATTGTCCGGCTTCGAATTGCCTACCTTAAATCCCTGACCGCTCTCCTGCTTAAACAAAAATGACTTGCTTTCCTTCAGACTATTAATTTGATCATCAAGCCCTACCACCTTGCCATCGTCGCCTATAACCAGCTTGGACTTATCTACAAGCCCCGATACAATAGATTCGTCATAGGCCTTGCCTGCTACTGCCAGCTTGATCGCATTGGTAAGCGTCATGTCCTTCATATCAGCATCATACTTCTCTTTGGCAGCCTGGTTCTCACCCTGCAGCTTCTCAATCTCGGCTTGCAGTGCTTCCGGGTCCACCTTTTTAAGCTTCTCAAGCTGCTTGTCTCTGTCTGCGACATCACTTTCCAATTGCTTCTTGCTCTCTGACAGTGCATTATATTGTTCTTTCGGGATCGCGTGTTTAGGATATTCCGTTGCCAGCTCCTTATTGAGACTTTCTAAGTCAACTTTTCCATCGGTCGTATGTTTTTCTATGAGTGCTTTTAACCATTCCATATTCGTTCCTCCAATAGCTTTTTATACCGGTCGCTCCCGGTTAGGAGATACGTTTGTTATACTCCAAACATTTAAAAGAGTAGCGGAACAGTTTAACGCCATATTCAGGGCAATATGAATTATAAAATGACTTTTCCAACCTCTTTGCCACCAATGCAGAAAGTAACATCAGCGGGATCTTTTCTTTTAACTGCATCAAATGCGACAACTCCCCCACCAATTTCAATCTTTATAATACAATCACCCGTTTCTGTACCGATTAATTTCATTTCGTCACTCCTTATATATTTGCTCCCGCCTGGGGTTTCTCCTTAGCTGAGGATTAGCGTCCAAAAACTCCTCCATCTGCGCTCTAAGCGCGGTTAGCTTCTCTTTCTGCTCCTCCAGTAGTTCCTTGTCTACTGTTCCCTCTATGGCTCGCCTCTGCTTGCGTATATCCCTTTCTATCTTCCGCTGGTACTGCTCTAAGCCATACTGCTTAAGTGCCTTTTTGGGGTCTGGGGCATCCGGCACAGACGATATTCCGGGAAAGTATGTGTTAAGGTTATGTCTGCAATTCGGCTTTTATTGGACTATCTCATCATACTTTCGTATGCGGTGCGCTTCGACTGGTACATCTCCAGCCTACTCTACTCACTAAAAAAGAGCCCTGTCTCGGCTCTTAATCGCTTTCGATAGTCTCTACACTTCCTATCGCAGCATCTTCTTTGTATCTCCAAATATATCCACCTGCTGTATGTCTGTATTTATCATGAGTGTAGACATATTGCAATAGTTTAGCACGGGGTTAGGTTGCCACCGTTCCCCGTTAGCAATAGCTTATTTTTTACCTATGCTATCACACCTGCGTTGTAATGCAGTTCACACCGTTTAACCTCCACCCAAACTTTTAATTCAATGGAGGAATCCGTATTTCATAGCCTTACTAAGCAGCGGATAAGGCCCACTTTCTCTTTGCCCGCCCGAGTATACATCATCTATCAATATCTGCCCCTGCCACGGAATGCATAGCTCGCATGCTGTATTATGTGCGGACACAACTACAAATGATAAGCCTATCTCCTGCCGCTTCTTCCCTTCCCCCATTAAATAGGCTCTATGATTCGCTGTCCTCAGCGCCATTTCAGCATAGGTAGCAATGTTAACTTTCTTCCCGTCCTTGTACGTTATGCAGTCTATGCCCTTCCGCAAAAAATCTTTTGTAGCCATATCTATAGCCTTATCTAGCGCCACATTGCCCCGGTTATAAAAGACTTGTGTCTTATATAACGTCTGTCTGTAGACATCATCCATGCGTCTCATAACCGCTGCATTAGCGTTCTTAAAGTCGCTCTGTACCGTTTCCCTCAGGGCATCAAACTTTCTGTCATTGGCCCTAAAGAATACTTCGTCTATCGGCCTAGGGGCTTCCTGCCACTTCTTCGCGTTGTCTAGTACACGCTCGACAGTGTCCTTTATGGCTTCTCCTTGCCCCGCCTTGTCAAGGATAGGCTTAAGATCTCCCGGTAACTTAAATTCTGCATCCAGCACATATTCGTTTCTAATTTCCTTTATAAACTTATTTACCTTGTCCTGCGCTTCGTTGTAGGTATTGAGCAAGGTTAGATCTATCAGCCGCTCTACAGGCCCGCTGTGCTCGCCTATAATTTCCTTATTCTCCTGTCGGTACCTCTCCATGTCCCTCAATTTAGCTGACTGCCACTGCTCAAATTTAAAGCCCATATTGTGTTCTTCTATCTCATGGCCTACAAGGTTGCGCTTCATGGATCGGATCATATCCAATTCCATTTGCTCATATATTTCGCGGATGTCATAAGACTCTTTTTTATTCTTCGGCATCGCCATCTTCCTCTTCTTCGTTCATGCTGTCCACTTGCGCAGCTGGTTCGTCCATTACAGCATCTCCCTGACGGATTCGCTGTACCTCAGCTTCCTTTTCTTCATCTGTCCATGTATCTCCGTACATCTGTTCTATACATTCTTCCAAGCTCATGATGCCATATGATTTAGCCGCCCCTACTACCTCAACGGTACTGTCAAAGTCAGGGGAGGCATACTCGCCAAACGTTATAGTAACATTGTCCTGGTAGTCTCCGGGGTTCCTGCCGTGCATTGTGTCATTGACTTTCAAGGTCATATCGATTAGTAAGGGGACGACTTCTGTTAGTACATCGATGATCTTTCCTCTTGTATATAGGGTAGTCTTCTCTTTCTCCCGCTGCGCCTCTGCATTGTCTGTTTTCTTCAGATCGATTCCTAGCGTTGAAGGGGACAGCACGCCCTGCAGGCACATGTCTAACGTACTAGCATAAGACTGCACAAACGCATCGTAATAGATGTCTGCCTGTATCTGATCTATTGCACTTTTTGCGTCTTCAGCCCTGTTCGCGCCCACTTTGATAAACTGATTGTCAAACGGGTTAGGTCTCATTGTCTTCCCCGATTCCGGGTTTACTGGCAGCAGATCTTCCGGGATATAGTTCTTCACACGCCCTGCCCGTATTGCGTCTATCCACTGCGATATAACTTCGTCCAGCGCATCAAAGTTATCTGACTTCCGCTCAAAGATGGAATTCCCTCTATTTTCAAACTTGGGGGATTTAAAGTACCGCATAGGTACCGCCATTATAAAATCGCCTATAAATGTCACTTTACTTAAATGGCTGGCCTCCGGTACCTTGCTTAGTGGTACTTCCTTGCCGTTCTTGTCGTACAGCTTATAATCAATAAATCCTTTACCATATATCTCTTCTAGCGTGTAGGTTTCTTTTTCGTAGGTATAACGAGCGTAAAACTTAACTTCCTGCAGTCTTCCCCGCTTGTAGGTATAATCCACATCAGTACCGCTGTAATACTCAATTATAGGGTAGCCGGATATGTCTGTATCTATAGACAACTTAAAAGCTCCATCACCCTCTATGAGCGTATCTTTAATGGCATCTGGCAATAGCTCTTCATTAAATTTATTATCACCTGCTATCTCGTCCCATAGCTCCTGTTCTGGCAGTTCTATGTTATCAAGGCCTGATATAACGATATCTGCCAGCTTATCCACTATCTCGCCAGGGAGTCCGCTGTGAAATTTGCGTATTGATGAATCAGTAGATGGAACGGCAGCCCAAAACCTGCTTTTGCCCACATCGTCAGTAGCTATCCCTTTGAAAAACTGATCCAGTTCTGACGGATCCCCACGGTACCATATCCTATTACGCAGAACGGTTCCTGCATGGCTCAGGGGTTCTTTAATATATATCTGGTTGTCTTGAGCGGGCACTATATTAAGCACTTTAATTACCACTTTCTTTATCACCTCTTTTAGGCCCATACTATCCCTCCGTTATTCAAAACGCCTAATATGGTCTAACTCAACGATTGCTTCCACAAGCTTCAAAATTCCTTCATTCTTTGTCTCAGAAGGCAGTTCGTTCAGCTCCTGCCTTGCATAGTCTATAAGCTCTTTTTCAAGATCGGCTAATTCTTTATCCATCTACTTCATCCTCCTATTCCAGATACTCCTATTAAGTTTTTAAACGGTATAAAACCATACTGGCTCGCGTTAATAGTGTGATCGTTTCTATCTTCAGGCAGGTACTTATCATCCTGCCAGCTGTAGCTCTCTAGTTCTGCAATGTGGTTATTACAGTGACTCAGCACTATATAATCAGCCTTCTTAACATCACTTGCGTTGATCCATCCAAGCTGTAAGTGGATCCGGTCTATGATCTCAACTTTCTTATAAGCATTCAAAAAGTTGTATATGCTCCCACGCTGTCGCTTATATTTATGCAGTTCTGTTATGGTGGCCTGGTCTGCATTGTCAATAAAAACATCCCTTGCAAATCCCCATTTCTTCCGGTTCCTCTCTAAAAATGTAATGAGTCTTTCGGGAATGTCGCTCGGTGCAAGTGGCGTTTCCAAACTTGCATTATTATAAACCTCTTCATCCAAGATAAATAATTTTCCGCTGTCCGTGATCCCCTGGTAGATAAAAGCTATCGTGTCAGGTGACTCTTGGGAGTATGCAGTATCCACCCCGCAACTAAACATTTTAAATTTCAACCGGTCTGTCTTGCTCTGCATCCGCTTCTTTAACTGATCTGCAGTGCATACATTGTTCTGTCGGCTAAAGTTTGGAAATACAAGCCCCGTAGCCCTGCCCCTCAGCCCCTGTATCTTGTTCTTATATAGTTTGGTGCCCTTGGGTACATTCGTAACTATCTGCTGCAGCTTTTCCTTCGTCAGCCCTGCATTGTCCTTAAAAGAAAAGAACCAATGTACCCACCCAGGTTTTGGCTCTTCGTTCAACATGTTATCAAGTTCTGCTGGGGCATCCGCTCTATACTGTGGCAATGGCCTACTGTGATTGATATACTCCTTATACACTGGTAGGTTAGGATCATCCGGATTAAGAGTCCCCATGAGATAATCACAGCGCATTGAGGCCTCTCTGACAAAATCCATATCCGCAACGTTAATTTCATCTATTAGCAGGCAGCCGTATTGACCGCCTAGCGCCTTCTTCCAGCGCTTCTTGTTGTCATACCCTAATACGTATATAACCTTGTCTCCGTGCCCTGTGTGATAGAGTATATGGGGCAGGGAGTTCTTACCTCTACCGCTGGCATTATACTCCACCAGGGATCCGAATACATCGGCTATACCTAGATCCTTGTTTATGATGTTCTTTTCGATTGTCCCTAGATCCAGCCCAGACAAAATGTGGATCTTCTTCCGGGACTCTGCAACCTTGAGCATAAACTTAAATATGCCTACTGTGGTTTTCCCCGCGTAAGTTGTGCCTTCCAAGAATTCTACTGGCGCATCGTATTTTAGGAATGCTTTGTACTTTGGAGACAAGAGAAACTGTTCACCCATTATCTCCATCATCTTTCAGCTGATCCAGAATGGAATCCAGTTTGCCGGCCCCTATATCCACCGAACCGGAAAACTCCGTCTTATCCAGGAATGCGCCGTTGGTCTTGGCAATGAGTTCGGAGGCCTTTAAACGATCTTTAACATCGTTTTCATCGCTTCGTAACACATTCGTCCAGAATTCTTTTACTTCCTTCATGTTTGCTATCCTCTTGCTTTCGATCACTTTGTTCTGCTTCTTGATATAGTCGGCTATATAGGGTTTTGTCAAGTTTTCATATCCAATACATGTCGCTGTTTTTTTACTATATCCTGCAGAAATTGCTGCTTGCGAAGCATTGCCACTTTGAATGTAAAGATCAGCAAATGCTTTTTGCTTAGGCGTTAACTTCGGCAATACTTCACTTCCTTTCACTTTCTCTTAATTTCTCAGCACGTCACCGCTACCAGATAGCATCCTATTGCCCACAGCATGCTGTAGTTGTCCTTGTCTGTAATTGATGCCAACGCATAACATATCGCTAATATCTTAAATAATATCCTTATCACCCACATCAGTATCATCTCCCAATTCCTGCATTTCTTCTTCCAGCTGTTTTACGAGCCCTCCGAATACAAAATGTATGATGCCTAAGTTTGGATTGTCTATATCAAAGTCATAGTCTTCCGTCGTTATGCCTCCTAGCAAAACAAATATATTATGCAAAATACCGTTGGTATCGCCTCTATACACAAATCTGTAAAGTGTATGCCAGCGTTTTCATTTTTAAATATGCACGTAATAGCATATAGTATCCTAATAAGCTCTATCGCCAGTGTAAACCACGCCATAAATTTCATAATTTTATCCTCCTATAGCGCCCGTCACATCACGCTTCTTCCACTTCTCCAAAGACTTCTATATATCTGTCGGCGCTACACTGATATTCCACTATGCTCATCGCCTTTTTTCTTTCTATCGGCTCCACCGGTCTTTTACACCCGCTGTGGTAAATAAACCAATTTCCTTTTCTCGTTCTGTATAAGCAACTTTCGTTGTCCATGATCCATATTCGCTCCGAATTGTCCATGTCATACAGTATTCCGTTGACGATATATTTCATGGTTCTCCTCCTTAAATCAAAGTGCCCTCCGGTTGCGCTTGTATCAGAGGCTGGAGGGAGTAGCGGGCGCAGCCCGCCTTAAATCACGACTTCCATTTTATTCTCCCCGCCGTACAAAGTAATCGGCGCAGATCCCTTAGCCCCTGGTAAAAGCATCTTGTGGGCTGCGTACCCGCCAAAACTTAACCAGGATGATGATATAACAAAAAGTCTCTCCGTCTGTATGATGTTGCCGTTGTGCAGGTCGGGCACACGGATGCTGCGTTTAAATCCAACTTTATTGTGCGTGTGGCCTACTACGTATATATCCGCTATAACGCTTAATCCTAATAGCTCCAGATTGTTTACCGCACTGCCGATCCTTTTTCCCCCGCCTGATCCGTGAGTTACGTATATGGTATATACCATCTGGCTCCCGCTGCTCTTGCGTCTCCCAAACTTAACTTTGAGATACGCTTCGTCCGGGTAATACAAGTCAGCTTTACCTAGGTGATCTGCTATATCCTCTACTATGTGCATATCCGTATCTTTGCGTGTCCTGTATTCGTGATTGCCTTCCACAAAAACAAGGATTCGATCTTTTACCGGTTCCAATGCTTTTTCTAGGTATTTCTTCTGCTCCCGCGGACTTAAGGTCGACTCATATACGTCCCCTACGCTTGATCTAGTCGCGTTGTCGATGTTGTCCCCGTTGTAGATCAGATACCGGTTCGGTGCAGATAAAACATACTGTATAAACTTATCAA